AAGTGGCGGGGAATCCATTTGATAATTCATATGACTGGCGTGAATTAAAGTCATTAAGAGATACTACCTGTGAAGCATGTCAAAGAAGGATCCATAAAGGACAGATGATGAAATGGAATGTAAATACTAAAACCGTAATGCATTTGGAGAAAGATTGTAAGCTTTGGTAAAAAATATTCTATTAACATTTAGTAGAATCTATAAAGCAGTCGACTAGGATATATATGTCAAATGAAAACACATCTTGTTTTACATACAAGGTAGAAATGATTATTCAGATCTTGGCGGCAGATGAAATTACCGCTAGAGCACAACTGGATGAAAAAGGCGGATACGTAACATCTAGAGAAGTTACTTTCATGGACTCAATGCAGGTCTATAAAGGAAATAAGCTAAGCAAGAAAAAGAAAGATATTGACCCTGTAGTCGAATAAAAATTGTTATATAATTAACCTATGTCTCCAGAGAAGATATCGGTTAAGAAACAAAAAGATTATCTGGCACGTTATTTAAAAGACATTAAAGAAAAGAACCCTTGTATGGATTGCAAAGTATCATATCCGTATTATATGATGGACTTTGATCATGTTCGTGGAACTAAGCATGCAAATGTGGCGGAACTAATCAATACGTTATCTAAGAAACGAATAGATGAAGAAATAGCCAAGTGTGAAATAGTTTGTTCAAATTGTCATAGAGCAAGAACTCATATGAGAAAAAACGGGAAGAAGGAAGCATAATGAAATTCTGTACATATTGCGATAAGCTCTCATATACATCTAAAGTAACTATAGATGGTAGAAAAATATATTATTGTGATGATCATGCTGATAATATTGCAGTTGACTAGGATTATGGTATAATATTATTATGAACTGTTACTCACCTACATGCAAATTGCCAGTAATGGTAACCAGAAAAGATGATCCATCTATTGGTTACTGTCTGGCGCATGGCATGGAATATGCCCATATAATGAGATCTAAAGAAGAATCTAAATGAAAAAGATACAACGTAAGACAAAGTCTATCTCAGCTTTAGTTATGCTAATTGCGACAGCAATCCTTTCAGGAGTAGCTTTGTCTAAATTTTTAAAATGGGCGGGAAAACAAGAAGACTTCTTTGATTTTGACCTAAATGAAGAGATAGACAATGAACAGTTCTAAATTATTCATCTGGTCATTACTAGCTATCTTGGTTACATACTACTCATTGGTGATTATAACTAAATGAATACAATATTAAATGCTGTCTATATGGGATTCTATTATCTATTTGCTCCAGTGATTTCTCTGGTTATATTATCTTCTATTGTTGTATATATAAAAAGCTTCAAACTTTAATTCTCCCGCCCTTTTAAGGGCTTCTTGTATCGGAGATACCAATTATGCCCTGCTAGGGCTTTAGAACTCTCGTAGAGGGCGTATAAGACATATTCTAAAAATGATCACAGATGCAGATATGGCTCTTCTTTCGCCGCAGCACTTTTTTTACACTATTTGTCCGTTTTGCACTAAATTCACTATATAAAGAAAAAATCCCAATCAGAGGCGGATCCGATTGGGCTTTTCTAGTGTATTGCTACACATTATATAGGGAGACATTGCTGCCATCACCTACACATCTTAATTGTAATATGGAATATTTTATATGTCAAGCATCCTAGTTGACAGGATCTTCAGGTGGGGTAAATGAAGGAGCAGGTCCAAGAAGAAATCCTTGTTCATGATATTCAATCATCTTAGCTGTCTTTTCAGGATCTGCTTTGTTTGCCATAATTGTTAGCATATCATAAATACGGTGAAGCATTATATAGTTCACCATAGGTAGGTTATCTTCTATTGATTGAGATTCTTTCTCTTCCATTATGGCCTCCCCATATCTTCCCAAAATATTTCACGCCCCATAGCATCTTTATCTATAATAGCATTTGATTGAAACTCATATGAGGAAAATGCTTCTTCTTCCGCCGCACTGAAATTCGCACTATTTTGCGGAATCACTTTAACATGAAAGAAGTTTTCTTCTTGTTCGCAGGCGCATTGCCCGTTTTTACATTCATCCAGCATTTTCTACCGCCTTCACGATATCATTGTAATCCTTTGTTCCAAGGACTTTTTTGTAGTCACAGGACAGGCAATATAAAAATACCTGATCCTTATTATCCTGATTAGGAAAAAGAGGACCCTGATCCATTGGACATTTAAGTCTAGGAACAAGGCCCTCTTCTGATAAGGCTATGTACTTAGATACGTATTGTATCTGCATTACTTCCTACTTCTTTGCATCAGTTGGGAATTGCAAAAGCCATTCCTTAGCCTTTGGGGTCATACCCTTCCAGCTTGACCAATCTGAGCCGCCATCAGTCATGTAGTACGTTATCTCTGCGTTAGTTACTGGGTCGAATAACTCTTTGTTACTCTTTAGGTCGAACTTCTCTAGTCTTGTAGGACCGAGATCTCCGATCATGTTTATCTGGAATAATCCGTAAGAACTATCACCAGTTTTCTTATCCCCGTTATATGCAAGCGGTCTTCCGTTAGATTCACGCTTTGCTATTGACCAAGCTTTCTTAAGGCCTGCTCCTTCGAATCCTACAGTCTTGAGTAGTAGAACTAACTCTTGATCTGTAAGCATCTCAGATGGCTTGTAAATCTCTTTACTAAAACTATCTAAGACTTCTTGCTTTAGTTGGGCTTCAGTTTTCACTAAAGGTTGTACTGTTAAGGCATTTGCTGGCTGTACAGGAAACAAGAATAATGTTATCATTACTATTGTAATCACATTGTGAGCCAAATCGCTTACCTGTTGTTTTATTTTCTCCATTGGCATTTCCTCCTCTAGAGATAACGAACTACAATCATAACATTGATAGGATAAGCCTGTCAAGCCAGTCAACTAGAAAGAAAACATGAATATATCTTATTATACTATTCAAGCAGGCTTAAATCCTGCTGTTGGCTTTGGCTATGCAGGAAAAAATATTGTTAAATCATTAAATAATCTAGGACATGCCGTATCTTTTGCTAATCCTAAATCTACTATTCAATTAAACTTTACTCAGCCACATCATTTTAAGTTACATAGAAATCAATATCAAATTGGATATACTCCATGGGAATCAACAGCTATGCGTCCTGATTGGATTGAAAGATTTAACGCATGCGATGAAGTCTGGGCAACATCTGATTGGTGTGCACAAGTATTTAAAGATAATGGAATTACAAAACCGATATATGTTTATCCACATGGCATAGAAGATATTTGGAAACCAAGACGTAGAGTTGTTAGAGAAGGACAACCACTTAAATTTTTACATATTGGAGAACCATCTCCAAGAAAAGATGGACAACTAGCAGTAGATACTTTTATTAAATTATTTGGCGGGAACCCAGATTATCACTTAACTATTAAAGCTCATAAGTTTAATACTATTAGAGTTTATGATAAAAATAATAATTTTCTTAGTCCAGAAGCAGCACATGGCAATATAACTTTAATCACAGATGAATTAGAAGAAGCAGATCTTGTTTCTTTATATCATAGTCATCATGTTTTGTTATATCCTACATGGGGAGAAGGTTTTGGGTTCATCCCGCTTCAAGGTTTAGCAACAGGTATGCCAGTTATATCAACATATGATTGGTCTCATTATGTGGACTACATGGGACCACTTAAATTAAAATCTAAACTTACAGATGAGACTTTACCTAAATCTGTTGGAGATGAATACATTGGAAAAATGTATAAACCAGATGCAAAACATTTAGAAGAATTAATGCGTGAAGTAACTATTGATTATAATGCTTACTCTGGTTACTATTTTGCTCAGTCAACTAAAATACATGAAGATTATAATTGGGATCAGTTGACCAAGAAAGCATTTGAACATTTAATAGAAAAATTTAATTAGGGCTTCCCCTTTTAACTGTTCTTTGGTAGAATAGGATCTTCACACTAAATTTAAATTAACCGCTAGGCGGAGAAACAGGTATTATAAAATGTCTAAGACTATTGCAAACCCATACGAAAATTTTATTGCGTTATCCCGATATGCAAGATGGATATCAGAAGATAATCGCCGTGAGACATGGGGTGAGACAGTAGATAGATATTTTAGTTTTATGCTAAACCATCTAAAAGAAAATTATAATTATATTCCAGATGAAAAGCTTGTTGCGGAATTAAAAAATGGTGTATTCGAACGAAATGTAATGCCGTCTATGCGTTCTGTTATGACTTCAGGAGTAGCGCTAGAAAGAGATAATGTTGCAGGATATAATTGTGCTTTTCTTCCAGTTGATTCCCCGCGTTCATTTGATGAAACAATGTATATTCTTATGTGCGGTACAGGTGTAGGGTTTTCTGTTGAGTATAAGTATATTAATAAACTTCCTGCCGTTCCAGAGTCATTAGAAAAGTCAACTACAGTAATTATAGTAGAAGACTCTAAACAAGGTTGGGCTAAAGCATACCGTGAGTTGCTTGCACTGCTTTGGTCAGGACAGATTCCAGCAATTGATGTTTCTAAGGTAAGACCAGCAGGTGCAAGACTTAAGATAATGGGTGGAAGATCATCAGGTCCACAACCACTTATCAATCTATTTGATTTTACGATTGCAAAGTTTAAGAGCGCCACAGGAAGAAACCTTAAGCCAATTGAATGCCACGATATCATGTGCAAGATTGGTGAAGTAGTTGTTGTAGGCGGAGTTCGTCGATCAGCAATGATTTCTCTTTCTAACATTAACGATATTGAGATGGCACAGGCTAAGTCAGGTAACTGGTGGGAAGCCAATACACAACGTGCTTTGTCTAATAACTCTGTTGCGTACTCACGCAAACCAGACATGGAGCAATTTATTGCAGAATGGAAATCTTTATATGATTCAAAGTCAGGAGAACGAGGTATATACAATGTGGCCGCAGCTCAAGCCCAAGCAGCCAAGTATGGAAGAAGAGATCCAGATATACACTATGGAACTAACCCGTGCTCAGAGATTATCCTACGTCCTTATCAGTTTTGTAACCTTTCAGAAGTCGTACTACGTGAGAATGATACAAAGAAAGAAATTGAACGCAAAGTTGAACTTGCAACTATTCTTGGAACGTGGCAGTCAACGCTTACAGACTTTAAATATCTTCGCAAGATTTGGAAAGATAATACAGAAGAAGAGCGCCTGCTAGGTGTTTCTCTAACTGGACAATTCGGACACAAGTTTATGTCAGGGAAAGAAGATCTTGTTTCGCTAGAAGCTTTCTTAATGACCCTTAGAGAATCAGCAAGAACAAAGAATAAAGATGAGGCGGGGAAAATTGGGATTCCTGAGTCTGCAGCTATTACATGTGTAAAGCCATCAGGAACAGTATCTCAATTGGTCGGGGTATCTTCAGGAATGCATGCTTGGCATTCTCCATATTATATTCGTACAGTTCGTGGGGCAAAGGGAGATCCAATCTCTACATTTTTAAAGGAAGTCGGAATTCCTGTAGAAGATGATGTAATGAAGCCAAACGATACATACGTATTCTCATTCCCAATTAAAGCACCAGAGGGTGCAATTGTTAGAAATGATTTAACAGCTATTGAACACTTAAATATTTGGTTGGTTTACCAACGTGCATGGTGTGAGCATAAGCCATCTATTACAGTTTCTGTAAAAGAAGATGAATGGATGGAAGTAGGTGCTTGGGTGTATAAGCATTTTGATGAGGTGTCTGGAATTTCATTCCTGCCGCATTCAGATCATTCGTATAAGCAAGCTCCTTACCAGGAAGTAGATAAGGCAGAATACGATGCCCTTGTTGAAAAAATGCCAAAAGATATTAGATGGGAAGATTTATCTTTTTATGAGACAGAAGATGGAACTTCTACAAATGCTACGCTTGCTTGCAGCTCAGATGGAAATTGTGAGCTTGTGGATATTTCTGCTTAGTGGTAGAATTATAGTATTCGGGTAAAACCGAAAATTCTAGGGCGTCCGCCCAAGAAGGAGATTAAGATGGCATCAAAAGATCTTAACAAGGATGGAAAGGTTACAATGACAGAGGAAATTTTAGCAGCGCTTGGAACATATGCTCGTGCATTTCTTTCAGCATCTATTGCTCTATACATGACTGGAAATACAAATCCGAAGGATTTACTAATGGGCGGTATCGCAGCCGTTGCTCCAGTTATCCTAAAGGCTCTAAGCCCAAGCAACCAAGAATTTGGATTCAAGGCTAAAAAGTAACAAATAATTTAATATCGATTAGGATGGCTCCTATGCTAAAATAAGCATAGGAGTTTTCCTATTTAGGAGTACTAGCAAATGGCAGGACAAAAGAATTTCGAAGTGGATCAAAATGCCACTTTTTCATTTATTGTTGAATATAAAGACAATGATGGATTACCTATTGACTTAACAGGCTCAACAGCAAAGATGCAAGTCCGTGATACAAAAGGCGGCAGCAAATTAGCATTTAGTCTAACATCCCCAGCAGGTGGAATTACAATAACCCCATTGCTTGGTAAGCTAACTATAAAGATGACTCCGACACAAACAAATAAACTGTTCTATCCAAAATCTTCATATGACATCATGGTGACAGATTCAAATGGAAACAAAATTAAAATGCTTGAGGGTTTCATGACCCTTAGCAGATCGGTGACAATCTAATGGTAGAAACAATTGTTGTAACGGTACCAAATAATGAAGTAGTTGTTTCAACTCCTGGCCCACAAGGTCCAAGAGGAAAAAGTATCCTTAATGGAACAGGGGTTCCTTCAGAGAACCTAGGCCTTGAAGGAGATTTTTACTACGATAAAAATACAACAAGATTCTATGGACCTAAGCCAACAGATTTAACTTGGGCGGGAGCCACAAGCTATCTTCTAAACATGACATTAGAGTATTCATGGGAGCTTACACAAGTAACAGGCCCAGTAAATGGGGTATATTCTGTAGCTATTAATCATAATCTAGGCATGAAGCCAAATGTTACGATTAAATCAAGCGCAGGAGATGTTTTAGAAACAGGAATAGATTATAATAGTAATAACACAATTACACTGACAATGGCTCAACCATTCTCAGGGACAGCGTACCTGTCTTAAGGGAGTTAGCAAATGGCAAGAAAATTTTTAGTTAGCGTTGATCTCAACAAGAATGAGCTTCTTAATGCTAGAATCCAGAACCTTGGCGCTGCACCATCTAGCCCAGTAACTGGACAAATTTATTATGATACATCTGATTACAAGATGTATTACTACAATGGGCTATCTTCACCAGATGGACCATGGATGCCAATGTCTGGGTCAACAGAAGTTATTCAAGACGTTATTGGCGCATCTGTACTTGCAGGCACAGCGTTAACATCAACATATAATGATGCTGCAGGAACAACAACATTAAAATTAAATGATACAGCAGTAACTGCTGGCTCATATGGATCACAAACAGCAATTCCTACATTTACAGTAGATGCTCAAGGTCGTTTGACTGCCGCAGGAACTGTAACAGTAGCAACAACACTTTCAATTGCTGCAGAATCTGGAACAACAGATACAGTAAACCTTCTTACAGATACTTTAACATTTGCCGCAGGCGAAGGCATTGATACCACTGTAACAAATAATACAATTACAATTGCTGGAGAAGATGCAACATCAAGCAACAAGGGTATTGCAAGCTTTGATTCAACAGACTTTACTGTAACATCAGGCAACGTAGTATTAAATGCAGAAAGAGTTCAAGACATTGTTGGTGGCATGGTCACAGCACCAAACACAGAATCTGGAATTTCTGTTACCTATGATGATCCAAATGGAAAACTTGATTTTGATGTAAATGATTTTAGCATTACCCTTACTGGAGACGTAACAGGTTCTGGAACGGTAACTAATCTTGGCAACGTAAGCTTTGCAGCTACAATTCAGCCAAACTCAGTAGCACTTGGAACAGATACAACTGGTTCATACATTGCTACAGTTGCTGGAACAGCAAATGAGATTGAAGTTGCAGGATCAGGTGGAGAAACAGCAGCAATTACAATTGGGTTGCCAGATGATGTAACAATTACCAACAACCTTACAGTTGGCGGTAACTTAAATGTAACTGGAACAATTAACTCAGTAAATACCACACAGGTAAATATCGTTGATAATAAGATTAACCTTAATACCGACTTTACAGGTACACCAACAGTAGATGCTGGTATCCGTGTAGAGCGTGGAACGTCTTCTGATGTTGAAATTCTGTGGAGAGAGTCTGCTGGCTCAAGTCAGTCAGCTACAACATGGGGATTGACAAATGATGGTACAAACTATCACTCAATTGCACGTAAATGGTCTTCAGATATTACAACAACAGTTGTATCTCCATACACATTTACAGCAACACATAATTTAGGCACACGGGATGTTATAGTACAAGTTTTTGCTACATCTTCTCCATATGCACAAATTGAGTGTGATGTTGATCATACATCAACAAATGCTGTAACATTAACATTTGCATCAGCACCAACAGCAGGAGCATATAGAGTAGTAATTACAGGATAATCATGGCAAAGCAATTTAAAACCACGATTGCCCCGCCAGCTTTAGCTACAGACCCAAGTGGTACGTATGCTGGAGAGATATACTATAATACTACTTCAGGCGCTCTAAAAATTTTTAATGGCTCAACTTGGTCTTTGCTAACAGGATCAGGCGGAGGTTCTGGAACGTCAAATTCATTTGAAGTTCTTGATGTACCACCAGCCTCACCAGCACAAGGAAGAACATATTTTGATTCTTCCGAGAATACAGTAAAAGTTTATAACGGAGCAATTTGGTATGATGTTGCGGGACCAAAAGAATTACTTGATCACCAACACTATGCAGGAGATGGATCTGTAAAATATGTAGAGTATGGTAATTACGTAGAATTTGGTAATTATTTAGTTTCAATGGATGGCGGAAGCGCTAGTTCAAACTACTCTTCAGCACCAAATAATGATATAATTGACGGAGGGATGGCATAAAAAATGGCAATTAGAATTCAACTTAGAAGAGATACCGCAGCAAATTGGGTATCAAGCAATCCAGTCTTACGTCAAGGTGAAATTGGTATTGAAACAGATACCTTACAGATGAAGCTTGGCAACGGAACAAGCACATGGACACAAATAACAGGTTATATGAACTTGGTTCCAGACGGCAACCTAACAATCGGAGACTATGTAATGGTCAACGATATTGGAGCTATAAGCGGAGTTGTAGGTCTAGATTCAAGTAAAAATGCTTTGATCCCAGGATCTTCTATTATAGTAGAAGGTTCATCAGATAATTCATTTGAAACCACCCTTACAGTAACAGATCCAACAGCAGATAGAACAATTACATTTAAGAATGCTGATGGAACAGTAGCATTTGTAACAGATATCCCTTCAACCACAGATGCTCTTTCAGAAGGATCAACAAATAAGTATTTTACCGATGAGCGGGCACAAGATGCTGTAGCAAATTCACTAGCAGCAGGTACCCATACAAATATTACAGTCACATATAATGATGCAGCAAATTCACTAAGTCTTGCCGCCGCTCCAGGATATGTAGATGAGCAAGCAGTAGATGCAGTAGCTGCAGCGTTAGCTGCAGGAACACACACAAATATTTCAGTATCATATAACGATGCTGGCAATGCAATTTCATTAACAGGTGCACAAACCTATAACGATGAAAATGCACAGGATGCAATCGGAAACAACCTAGGCACAGGATTGTCATATAATGATACAACTGGTGCTATATCAGTA